AGCATTAGATAAATCAGCACCAGATAACTTGTCTCTATTCTTTTTAACGCAATCTTTTAAGCTAGTATATTCTCCTGATATTATTATCTTATTGTTATCCCATCTTTTTATTTCTACTTTCATTTTAATACCTCTGCAGGTTCTGCCCCAATAAATGCCATAATCGGTATTTAATATCGGTTCGTTATTCCTTTGAAGGTGCTTAGCAAGCCATGTATCAATTTGCCACCATTCAAATATTTCTTGTGGTTCTTCGTTCTCTTCGTCAAGGTAAAGATTTTCTATTTCGTCATAACTTGCCATGCCATTTTCAAGCATTTTATTTACTAGTGATGTTTGACACCAGCCAAATTTTCTTAATACCTCTTGCCCCTCTGCTGTATTAGCCGATATTTCGCCTTTTTTATACTCTTTGTCATTTATTATACTCATTTTTATTTACTCCCTTATATTTTAATAGCTTCTCTTTTTTCTAGTGCTACCCCATGTTTGATTTGAGCAATTAGTTTTTTAGCGTGGCTTTTCTTAATATCCTCTATATGATAATCAATAGCCCTTTTAGCACTTTCTAATAATCCGTTATTCTCAAAGTAATAGCCATAAAAACCACTACAACTATCAATAGTTTCGCCATTCTCATCATCTATACTATATCTATAAACTTCTCCATTTATATATTGGCTATATATTTCAACCTCATTAATTAGAATACTTTCAACCTTTTTAATTATCTTTTTGCTTATCCTTTTAACAGAATATTCTTTTTTAATATCTTCCGTGCTACATACTACAAAACCAACTTGCCCGCTATCCCAACGACAACTATACGGAGTAACACTTAAAGACACGCTACCATGATCATACATAAAAATAGGTAAAACGACCGCATATGCTTTTTTTAACTCTTCGCCAACTTCTTGCCAACTATTACAACTATCAAAGTCAAATTTAACTTCATTCGCTAAATCGTATCTTCCGTGATTGCATACCATTTTCCCTAAATTATCCCAATCTCTCGGGCTTTCTACATCTTCGTCTTGATTTATTTCAATCGTATATCCTTTATATTCTACATTTTCCACTTTTACCACTTCCTTTTTAATTTTAGCAAGGTATCCCTAGGCTTTTATAAAAGTATCGTCTAACGGCTTGAATAACTGAACCTCTATTATCTAAAATCACTTCTGGTAATCTATATCCTACCGATTTTAAGGCATTAATAATTAAACTTCCATGTATATAACCCTCTTTTAAATGCTGTAACAAGTGGTCGCTTGAGGAAAGCTCTCCCATTGTTTTTCCTTGTTTATCTCTAAAAAGGCAATGCCAACAATCTCCATTATTAGGCATAGGCAACTTATCCAATGCTTTCAACTTCTTACAATGGTTTGCCTTGTGGCGTTAAAGTAATCCCATCATAAAATACAACCCCATTAACATACCAGATATTTTTCCTTTGAATTAAATCAAATGGAGTATATTCGTTTATTCTGGCTTTTGTTGTTTCTGTTTGCCAACCACCACTATTTAAAACAATATTACCACTATCTAAAAAGGTAATAATATCAGTCATGTGTAAGCGTATATATTTATTACCTGCCTTGTCATTATATTCATAAGTATTATTGCCTATTCTCTTACTATCTAAAACTTCTTTACCTTGTAAACTTTCTTTTTTAGTAGTCATTTTTACAACTCCTTTTATATTTAATTAGAATCCCCAAAACATTCGTAACATTAGTAAAGCGACAAAAGATATCATTATGCAATTAAACATTTGAGACCTTATTTTATCAGTCATGTTATACCTCCCTTTTATTAGAATGTATATATAATATACATTATATATATACACTTGTCAAGTATATATCTATATTATTTTTAATAAATTTCAAGATTATAATATTTTATTTTAATATAATTTTATAAATAAAGTTAATTTTATTGAGGTTAAAATCCGACAGGTGAAGAGAAGAGAAACACAATAAAAGTGCTAAAACATACTATATAGAGGTATATCACTATTAAAACAACTCCATAATCAACTCCTAAGCGTCGTTTCTATCTAATATAATACTATTCTATCTAACTTTGCTTAGATTGCATATACAATCTATTTAAGCACGGTTGTTTTGAAAAATATATATCAAACAGTAAAAATATATATCTTTTACTATCAATTTATACCGTTTAAGCAGCTATTTGCTTTAATTCTGCTAATATATATATAGGAGAGCTTATTATTTTGCCTAATTTAAAGCCAAAAACTGATGATTTTTCAACAGTAAATACATCTAATAAAATAGATTATTCCGGAGTATTATCTGAATTAGAGAAGGCTAAACTCTGGGATAAAACATTAGCATATCTTGAAATAGGGCTTTCCATTACTGACGCATGTAAATATTCAAGTCTACCTATAAATACATACTATTCTTGGCTTGATAAAGATGATAGTAAGCAACGAGCAACTGAAACAGCTAAGCTAATGCCTAAAGCTAAAGCATTACAGAATATACTTAAAGCAGGTTCGAAGGACTGGCATGCCTCTGCTTGGTATTTAGAACATAAGTATCCAAGTGAATTTGGTAACAAGGTAGAATTAAATAACAACTATAATCAAAACAACTGGTTGAGTTTATTCGATATCAAACAAAAAGGGGTAAAGCCTCAAATTGAAAACAGATAATAGATTGAAACATGTAAACCATTTTGACAAGAAGGCTATTTTAGAACGAGCCAAGCAAGACCCAGTATGGTTTATTACTGAATTACTAGGTGCAAATTTATGTGAATATCAAAAGTCGATAGTGAATAGTATTCGTGATAATCAGATAACAGCAGTCAAGTCAGGGCATGCACTAGGTAAGGACTATATAGCAGGCTTAATATCTTTATGGTATTTATATACTCATAAAGACAGTTTAGTTATTACTACCGCACCGACAGGCAGGCAAGTAAAGCGTATTATGTGGGGCGAGATAAAAAAGGCATATTACAATTCAAAGATCGGTCAGATAGGTAAGATGTTAGATATAGAGCTTCGTATATCTCCTAATTGGTATGCGATAGGAGTATCAACGAAGGATAGTAACGACGCACAGGGTAAGTTTCAAGGCTTTCATAGCTCATCTGGAAATATCATGGTTGTGATGACCGAGGCACAGGCTATCGAAGATAATATATATGAGCAGTCAATATCTTTATTAAATACAGATCGTGCTAGGATGTATATAGCAGGCAATCCATTAAGAAGTGATGGTTTCTTTTACCGGCTCTTTGGGGTTGATAACAATATTAAACAGCATACATTGAGTTGTTTTATATCGCCTAATGTTAAATTAGATCAGCAAATTATTGCAGGACTAGTCAGTAAGAAGTGGGTAGATGATAGGGGCAAAGAGTGGGGTATCGATAGTCCATTATATCAGGCTCGAGTATTAGGGGAGTTTCCAGATAAGTCATTAAATACAATGATTTCTATGTCAGCATTAGTAAACGCTATCGGATTAACAGAATATGCAAAGGGTTTAGATATACTTGGTTGCGATCCTGCAAGGTTTGGTGATGATGCAACGGTTATATCATATGTTTCAGGTGGTAAACTTAACTTTATTGATAAAACATATGGTAAAGCTACGACAGAGACACGAGATAGACTAATTGACTTATGCACAAAGAACCATGTGGATAAGATTATTATAGATGCAGGCACGTTTGGTGCAGGTATAATTGATATGCTTAACGAGTATAAGATAAAGTATGAGCAGGAAACGATAAATAAATTCCCAGAGATAATAGGTTTTAACTTCGGTGGTAAACCAGATGATAACACATTTGCTAATAGAGGCACAGAATGTTATTTCAAGGTTTGTGATCTAATCGATAATGGTCAGGTAAGTTTAATAAATGATAAAGAGTTTTTAAGTCAGACATCGTCAAGGCACTATGAGTTTAACGTAGCTGGTAGAATGATACTCGAACCGAAAGATAAAATGAAGGCAAGAGGGCAGGGCAGTCCAGATACAGCTGATTCAGTTGTTATGGCTTTATCTGAAAGTATCCTAGAAATAGATAACGAATTAAACGAAGATGGCGAATTAATAGATTATGGATATTTGGAAGCTAAAGAAAACAGTATAACTGGTTATATTAATAACGACTTATACGCAGAGGAGCTAAATTAATTATGGAAGAAAAGATAGGTATAAAGGAAAGTATAGTTTCAGAGAAAATACAGCTTGGCACAATGGAACTAACACCTGAACTAAAGGAAGATGCAAAAAAAGCAGTTATAGATAGGTGGGAATCAGTTAAAGCAAACAGAAAAGAAGCTATAGATAAATATGATATATACGAAAGTTTATATACTGCAGGTCAATATTCGTCAGGAAAAGCGAAACAGACTGTTGCTAATGTTATGACTACAAACGCATTTAATGCTATTGAAGATTGGGTAGCTCTTGTAATGGATTATCTCTTTCCTGTTGATCCACCATTTCAAGTTAAAGCTAGAAATACATATATGAGCGATGAAAAACTAGATCTAATAGCTAAAGTTTTAAATGGTAATATGAAAGATACTAACTTTATGATGGAATTTGAAAAAGTAGCTAGACAAGGTTTTAAATTAGGCACATTTGTAGCAAAAGCTTCTTATGAACTTGAAGAAAAAGATGCTGTAAGGGTAGTTTCAGAAGATAAATACCTAGATGGTAAAGCTATTAAAGATGATGGCGAAACAATGAAAGAAACTAAAGTAGAAGAATATATAGATATAGACGATCATCCTATATATAAACCTGTTGATTTAAGAAGATTAGCGTTCAGACCAGATAAACTTAACTGGATAATTGAATTTATAGATGATGATTGGAGCAATGTTGAAATAGGTGCTACTAAAGGAATATATTCTAACCTTGAAAAAGCTAAAAAGACAAGCTATCCAGGCGATAATGATGGAACTGATAAAGAACTTATGAATATGCACGACATAGAACTTAAAGATAACTCTATTAGAACTATAGATACAGATGTTGAACTTATGGAAGCACATAATATACCACTTGATATAGAAGTTGATGGTAAAAAAATAAAGGTGCTTTGCTTAATTACACTTGCTAATAGAACAGAAGTAATAAGAGTGCAACCTTATCCATATAAAAAACTTGCTTACCTTTTTAATCAGTTCTTTGAAAAACCAGGGGTAGAAGGTATGGGCTTAATTGAAATCCTAGAGAAAATGCTAAATGAAACTAATACAAGAAGAAAACAAGCGCTTGATGCTAATACTATGGGTTTGTATGGAATGAAAGCTGTTAATATGAAATATATTAAACATCCAAGCCAACTTAAAATCCGTAAAGATGGGTTAATTGAACTTAAAGCAACAGATAAACCAATAGATCAGATTGTTTCTTTCTTTAGACCACCAACAGAATATTCAAATATAGCAATGAACCTTGTAGATAAAATAGCTCTTGATATAATTAATACTACTAGACTTAAAGGTGTATTATCTGGTGAAAAAGTTACACCTAACCCAACTGCAACTGAATGGGCTGGTATGCTTAAAGAAGCACTTAAATCAGTTAAGATGATTATTAAACGTATTTCACACTATCAAATAGAAGCCTGGCTAGAACGTGCCTATATTATGAATATATTTAATAGACAGAAATCTTGGAAACTACCTATTAATATGAAAATGCCTGAAGAAATATCAGGTAAAGAAAATGATGTGCAAAATACCTTTATTGAAATATCACCAGATCAAGTATATTCAGAAGGAATAAAAATAGAAGCTATCGGTGTAGCATATATGGAAGATCAAGTTGTTAATAGACATCAACAACTACAATTACTCGATACTCTAGTTAAATATTCACAGCTACCTCTAATAAACCCAATGGGTCAAATGGTTGAACCTAACTTTTATAAACTTATGAGAGATGTGATTATTAAGTTTGGTAATGAAGATCCAGATTCATTCTTTTTACCTAAACCACCACCACCGCCCATGTTACCTCCAAACATGCCACCACAAGGCGGTTTGCCGCCAGTAAAGGTGAATAAAAACCCACCTAGAGAATCAGACATACTAGGACAATCAGTAAATCCAGGAGGCGTAGCATGATAGATATAGATAATTTAGAAAGTATAAAGAATATGATTATTTCACCAGCTTGGAAGCTATTAGAAAAAGAAATGAGAGCTAACCAAGAAGAACTTAAAGAATTATTAGTAGAATATAATATTTCAACTGATGAAGGTAGAGAAAATGTAAGATCTACACAGGCTATGTATCATGCGATAGATAACCTGTATGAAACAGTAACAGATTTAATAAGGGAGGTGGAATAACTCTCGTATTAAGTTGGAAAGAAAATTAAAGGATGTGAATTAAATGTCAGACGTATTAGAAACTACTGAAAATGCGGTTAGTGAACCAACTGGTAATGATCAGGTGGAAACACAACCTGTTAGTAATGAAACTAATATAGCGAAAGAGAATCAGGAAACAAAAGCAGACTGGGATTCAGCCGATATTCTTGGCGACCTATCACCAGAGCAAACTTCTGAAGAACCTTCAAAAGATTCTGACAACGATATAACCCAAGACTCCGATGATGGGGATAAAGTTGGCTCTAAAAATGATTTAGAAGGAAAAGAAACAGAACAGAAAACAACTGATCAGAAAGAAGTAGAAATAGAAGTAGATGGTAAGAAGTATAACCTCCAAGATGCACAAGCAGCTCTTGAAAAAACGAGGAGACATCAGGGCGAAAGAGATAAAGCTGAATCAACACTACAAAAGTTTGTTTCACAAGCAGTAAATAATGGCTTTGACGTAGATGAAAACTTTAATCTTGTTAAAAAACAACAAGAATCAAATAAAGTTGATGTTAAAAAAGCCAAAAAAGAACTTATTCAAAATGCCTTAGCTGGCGATGAAGAAGCGATGGAAAAATTGCTTGAAATAAACTCTCTAGAAACTGCTGGAATGATAGAAAACAACTGGGATAGAAAAGCTAAGCAAACTAAATTGTTAGAAAAAACAATTTCAGATTATCCAGGTATGTTTAAAGAAGATGGTAGTTTTGATGAGAGTAGTGATTTATATAAAACTGGGATAGAAGTAGTTAAAGAAAATCCACAGTTATATAGTAAAGAAAATATTCCACTTATAGCAGAAATGGCAGAAGCAAGGTTGCTTAAAAAGAATTTACCTAGAATAGAACAGGATATTAAAAATAAGTCTATGGAAAAACAGAAACAGACAAATTCTTTAGCAGTAGGAACGCCAAATAGTGGAGTATCAACCGAACAAGCAAACCCAGAAATTTCAAAAGAACAAGCTAGCTGGGGTATGAAGTTCGGAGTTTCACCTGATAGATTAAGTAAAGTAGTTGCAAGAGCTAAAAAAGAAAATGGAATGTATATTTAATGGAGGTATATAAAAATGAATGCTAAATCAAAAGAGAAATTAAAAGATAAGACAAGAGAAGAAAAGCTTGAAATAGTGAATAAGTTAGAAGAAAAAACATATTCAACTAGACCATTCTTAGAGCCAAGTAAACCGATCATAGGAAAAAGTATGCTTGAGGTTATTGATCCTAATCCTGCCTATGCTTATAAATGGTGTAGTGCCGATAAGATGATTGATAATATGTCTGGTAACTATAGGGCTATAGATAAATTTCATCCTGACTTTAAAGAAGTTAGGGTGCATATAGATCATACGCCTAAGTCTAGCACAATCAGATATAAAGATGTTATTTTATGTGCTGCAAGAAAAGAAACCATAGAGCAGTTACGAAAGTTAAAACACGACAGAGTTAAAAAAATAGTCGATGCAACAAAAAATAATTTGAAGGCTAGTGTAAATAAACTTACTTCAAATGAAAATATGAGCATCATAGGGAATATTAAGGAGGGATAATCAATGGCTAACACAGATAGACCGAATGGTTTTAGACCTGCTAACGGACATCAACTATATGATCCAAAAAAATGGGGAGCAACCGCTGCTCAAACTATTGCGATTGGAGATATGGTTATAATGGATTCAGCAGGAAGAATAAGTGTTGCAGGAGCAACAAGTGGTGCTGTTTGCGGTGTTGCTGCTAGTGCAGTAGCTTCTGCAACTGCAGATGACGCAATTTATATTTGGGATAACCCAATGCAAATTTTCGAAGGGCAATGTTCTGGAGACGGAGCATTAGCTGATCCATATACTTGTGCAACTGCTACACAATGTTTTGATATTGAAGATACAACTGGAAGTATGGAAATCAACGAAAATTCAAGCACATACGACATTGTTAAAGTTATAGGAGTTGGAAAAGATCCAGCTACAGGACTTGATAGTGCAGTAGGAGCGAATCAGAGAAAACTCTTTGTTATAAACAAAGGAGTTCATCAATTAGGCGTTCAAACATAATAGAAAAGGGAAGGTGAAATTAAAATGGTAATGATAAGACCAGGTTTTTCAGACATATTAGCTCCAGGGTTAAAGAAAGTTGTATCTCTATCTTTCAATAGATATCCAGATCAGTATTCAAAAATATTTAACGTAATGAGTTCTAATAAACAGACTGAAAAAACCTCTCAATTAGAAGGTGCAGGAATCGCTCAATCAAAAGATGAAGGCGATTCAATAAACTATGTAGACTTAACTCAAGGTTACGATGAATCATTTACACATACCACTTTTGCTTTAGGGCTTAGAATCTCTAGAGAAATGTATGATGATGATTTATACGGACAAATGAAGAAAGGTGCTACATTTTTAGGAAGATCAATCAAACAAGCGATGGAAGTTACAGGTGCAAACATATTTAATAATGGGTTTACAGACGCAGCTGCCTATCATGGTGGCGACAGTAAACCTTTGTTTTCTGCTTCACATCCATTTGCAAGAGGCGGAACTGGTAGTAATACTCCAGCCGCAGCTGCAGATTTATCTCAAACTACGTTAGAGGCTGCTCTAACATCATTTGAAGATACTACAGATTCAGATGGTTTAACCATACAGGTTATTCCAAAAACTTTGCTAGTTCCAACTGCTTTAAGATGGACTGCAAGTGTTTTACTAGAATCACAGTTAAAATCAGGTGTTGCTAATAACGATAAAAATCCTCTTTTGGATTTAGATCTAAATTATATGGTAAACAACTATTTAACAGATTCAGATTCATGGTATATTTTGGGAGACCAGAATGAACTAATGTATTATGTAAGACAAGCTCCAAAGTTTGGAAACGATGATGACTTTGATACTGGCGATGCTAAGTTCAAAGTTGTTTCAAGATTTTCTGCTGGATGGGCTGACTGGAAAGGTGTTTACGGAGTTCAAGGTGCTTAATTGTGCCTAAAAGTTTTTTTAGGGTTTTAGCTTTAATTAAAACCCTAATGTGTAAGTGTCCGTAGTGCTAACTAAAGTTAGAGAATCGGGCAGTCAGATTAGTGAAATACCTAGTGTGATACATAAATAATAGGAGGAAATAAAAATGAGTTTTACGAATTATCCAAATGGAGTAACAAGTTTTGGAATTCCAATGGTTGGAAGTGGGCATCCAATCCCACAAATGAATTCTGCTGTTAAGTTTGTAGACGGAACAAACGGAGCAGATGGTAATTCAGGTAATTCTCCAGAGCAAGCATATGGGACTGTTCAAAAAGCAGTAACTAATGCTAAAGCTGGTGGAATTGTTTATGTATTCCCTAAAGATATGGGAGTAGGCGGAGACCCAGGAAGTTATGCAGAAAATATTACTATTCCAGCTACACACGATAGAATGTCAATTATCGGTGTATCTCATGGTAGAACACAATGTGGATTACCACAATTAAAAGTAGGAGCAACTACTACTTCTCCAATTTTAACTATAAATGCTCAAGGCGTATTAATCGCTAATATGGGTATTAATGGTATTGGTGGAACTGGTGGCGGACTTTTACTTAATTCTGATGGAGCTACTGGAACTATTGGAGCTTCAGGTGCAGCTATTCTTAATTGTCATTTCAAAAATTGCGTAGGCTCAACTGCAAATAATGCAGCTACTGGCGGAGCAATTATGTGGACTGCAAATGGAGATTGTTGGCAAGTTCTAATTAAAGGCAATAGATTCTATAAAAACGTAGGAGATGTTGTATTAAAAGGAACTTCAAATTCTGTTCCACAAGATGTTATTATTGAAGATAATATAATGAGTGGACCAGCAGCAAATGTAGATTGTAACCTTTTCTTAAAAGGTGGCGGATCAGGTATGAATGGTGTTGTTATTAAAGGTAACACATTTCAACAATTACCAGCTCTAGGCGGAACTAATGACAGATACATGGACCTTACTGGTTGCGTAGGTGTGTTGTCTGGTAATACATTTGGATGCCACACAGGTTCAACTGGAGCTACCATAACCTTTAAGGCAGCTGGAACGGGTGCTTTAGTGCCTACTACAGTTCATGTATGCGGAAATTATGGTCAATCTGGGACTGCAAGTGAAACAGCAGAAATTTCAATAGCGTAGTTTAAATAAAGTGGCGAATAAAAGTATATTGTAAAAAAATAATACAAGGGGGGAGAGCCACTTACTTAATAGTTTTATACTCCCCCCTCTATAAAAGGAATGATTAATTTGCCTTTTTATGAATATGAATGTGAAGAGCATGGTAAATTTGAAGTCTTTAAATATATAGAAGATAAAGAGATGATAATATGTCCTGTTTGTTCTGGAAACGTAAAAAGAGTATATTCTGTTCCTAATTTAACAGGGGACTTACCAACAATTAATAAAAAGGTAAAATTATATGATGATATTTAAAAGGGGGAAAAATAAATGAGTGCAATCGCAAAAATTTCAGGGGTTCAGGCAACAGTTACGGAGACAGTAATAAATGGTGATATAGCTAACGCACATACGGATTATACTTACTTCAATATGTTATCAGAAGATTATATGTATGCAACAATAGATTTTACTATTGAAGCAACTACATTAACTCTTGAGGCAACTAATTCTGATTATGGGACTGCTGATGCTTCCGCAGTCTGGACTGATGTTACTTTAGCAGAGACAGGAGCAGCAACAGTAACAGCAACTGGAACTTGGATTATAGATACTCCATTTCCATTTAGAAGGGCTAGAATAAAAAGATTAACGACAAATGCTACTAACGCATTAACATTAAGAATAAATCGTAGTAGATAAGGGGGAAAAATAAAATGGCAGTTACACGCAGTTCAAGAATTTTTGCAGGGAACACAACATTTTTAAATGATGTTACTATATTAGGTAGTATTGTATTTGGTGATGTAGGGGTAGATACATTTACTATTGCTGGATACATGCAAGGATCTGCAACAGGAAATACTTCAGTTAATATAGGTAATGGAACTCCAGATAAAATAACAGCATCTACATATGATCTTTATGTTACAGATGAATTAGAAGTAGGTGGTGCTTCTTGGTTTGATGGTGCATCAACTTGGACAAACCTAGCTTCAGGAGAAGCGTCTGTTGCAGTTGTAAGTTTAGTAAATAGCACCGCAGCAACAGTAGCAGTAAACCAATATTCTCCTTCTCTATATATGAGAGGTAGTGGCTGGAAGATAAACGCAACAGCAGAAAGCCAATATTGTGATGGTAGGATATTTATGGCCCCAGCTGACTATGGGACTAATGCTATACCAACTATGGCTCTTGAAGTCAGAGTAGATGAGGGAGCTTGGGCTAGTATTATAACCTTTAATCCTTATGGTGTTCAACATAATGTTAGTGCCTATTTTAA